ATGAAAAAAGAGCAATTAGTTAGGGAAGCAGTAAAATTGGGGCTAAAACATGGTAATCCGATTAAAGCAGAAGATATTTTAAAAATATGTCTAGATGAATCTTATAAGAAAAGCCAAATACATAAAAAAGAAGACTGTCATGTAAAGTAGTCTTCTTTGATTAGCCATTCTTTTTATTTTGCATATAAGTAACATACATCTCTAATTGTTCCCAGGCTTTCTTTCTCTCATCTTCTGGAAGACTTTCAATTAAAGCCATTATGTTCTTACCTTCTTCAGTAACAATCTTGTTTTCTTCTTCGCTCAATTCAGGATCTTCCGATCTTCCTAACAAATAATCTGTAGTTACATTGAAATAATCAGCAATTTTTTCTAATGATTCTCGCCCAGGTGACTTTTTTCCCTTTTCAAAATAAGAAATAGCCATTTTAGATACACCAATAGCATTACCAAGTTGCTCTTGCGTTATCTTATTATTTTTCCTAAGTTCTTTAATCTTTTCCCCAATCAATATTAGCGCCCCCTTTTATAAAGTGTTTGCGATAAATAAAGTATAAAGTAAACATAGTGTTTACCACAAGTTGAAAATCAGTATAGTTTTTTTGAAAAATTACTTGAAATAAACCTTAGGTTTACTTATAATGAAATTACAGGCAACGAAGGGAGGAAATAACTTGCATCAGTTAAAACAAAAACGACTAGAAAAAGGAATGTCTTGCCAAGACGTTGCCAATAAAGTCGGAATCACTAAAATGCACTACTGGTATATCGAAAACAACAAAAGAACATTAAAAATAGATTTGGCGCTAAAAATCGCAATAGCTCTTGAGGAAAATCCTAAAGAACTTTTTTTTAACAATTAAAGTAAACCTAGGGTTTATAAAATGAAGGGGAGTAAACCAAATGGATGAACTCAAAAAATTCTCACACAGTATGTTCGGAAACTTAGGAATACTTATTAAAGATGGAAAAGAATACTTTCCGGCAATAGATGTCGCTAAAGCGTTAGGTTATTCAAATCCACACAAAGCAATTAAAGATCATTGTAAATCTGAAGGGATGAACGAAACGTTAGTCCCTACTAATAGTGGAAAACAAAGAAAAAAGTTCATTAATGAATCCAATTTATATCGCTTAATCGTTAAATCAAAACTTTCACAAGCGGAACAATTTGAAAAATGGGTATTCGAAGAGGTTCTCCCAACAATCCGTAAACATGGAGCGTACATGACAGAACAAGCGTTAGAAAAAGCGGTAACTGATCCGGACTTCATGATTGGTCTTCTCATTAAATTAAAAGAAGAGAGAGAAAAACTTACAGTAGCGCAACAACAAATCGTACAGCAACAACCGCTAGTAATATTCGCTGAAGCGTGTATGCAATCAAATGAATCTCTGAAAGTAAGTGAAGTTGCTAAATTGGCAGCTAAACACAATATCAAAATTGGGCAACGTCAGTTATTCGCAAAACTTAGAGAATGGAATTTAATGTTCAAACGTTCTACTGAACCAACTCAATCAGCAGTTGAAAAAGGATATTTTGAAATCGCACAAGGTGTTAAACAGAAGCCAAGCGGAGAACCATTCACATGGACAACAACATACGTAACACCAAAAGGACAAGCCTACATCATAGATCGATTGAAGAAAGAACAGAAACAGGAGGCGGTGTAGATGCAAGAAGAAAGCATGTTTTCTTTATGTATGGTTGCTGTATTTTTCGCAGCGTTAGGCGGATTCGCTTATGTGATGGAACGTATAGATAAAAGGTTTATGAAGGGTGAAAAGTAATGGATAAACAACAGCGAGATGAATACGAACAAAAGAAACTCTTGTGGATCATAAAAGATTTAAGAGCTAAAGGGATACATAACAGCGCAGATAAGGTTGAGGAAATGCATAAGGAGTTTATAACTCTAGCTAAATAAGAAAAACCCTACAGAGGATGCAGGGCAGTGTTAAGGGATTTAAATCTAAATGTCGATTCCACAAGAACTTCTTGGAATGTAATTAGTTTAACATGAATTTTATTAAAACTTAATATAAAGATTTTACGAATTTATGAACATGGACAAGCCTTTTCTTGTCGAAATATTCGGGAATCTAATGATAGCTCCCACCTTATTGAAAGGTTCCTGGATATCCCTATGCGCGAAGCATCAGAAAGGGTGAGAACAATGCATCTGCTAGTTAAAAACTAGCATTAAAAATACCTGTACGGGGAGGCACAGGTATCCAATAAGGGTGTTTCAACAGGTTGATTTTATTTTATCAATAACTCAATGGAAATGACAGATAGAAAATTGAAAATTCTGTTTATTCAGTTGAGAAATAAAAAACCGCCCCCACCAATAGGACGGTTTTAGAGAAACAAAATAAATATCCTTACCTACATTATAACATATTTTGTTTCTATTAGTAAATAAGGAGGAATATGGAAATGATTGAAAATCCAATTACTTATGGGAATTATCACGATTCATCAGCTAGAGACTTCATGGATTACTGCGAAGACTGTGATGGTGAGCTGTACTTTGGGATGACTTATTACAAATTCGAAGGATCACTCATTTGTGAGGAGTGCTCCTCAGGATTTTTAGAAAGACACGCAAGAAAGATGGTGGCTGGAGAATGAAAGAACAATGGAAACCGATTACTGGTTACGAAGGTCATTATGAGATTTCAAATAAAGGTAATGTAAAGTCTTATTCTACAGAGAAAGTAGCAGGTGAATGATATGTGCCTACAAAACAAGATTGAAGCTGAAATTCAAATTATGAAGAGTTTAGTTGAACGATATAAGAAAAGTAAAGAGCCTAATGCTGTATCAGTGGTTGTGGCTTATGAATACGGGTTACAGGTACTTACTGAAGTGTATGAAGCTAGTAAACAAACAGAAGTAGCACCATTTTAAAAGAGAGGGAGATTCTTATGACAACTGAAAATTACTTTTCTAAATTGGCGCAAATAGATTGTTCGGAACATGTCGAAAAGAAAGGCCGCTTTAATTACTTATCATGGGCTTGGGCAGTTAAAAAACTTCGTGAGGTAGATCCAACAGCAACATGGGAAGTAAAGCGATTCAATGGGGCACCTTTCCTTAAAACGGATTGTGGTTATTTTGTAGAGGTTGAAGTAACTGTACAGGGATTACCATTAAGCCAGATTCACCCAATACTTAACAATCAAAACAAGCCAATTGCTGAGCCAAATAGCTTTGATATTAACACAAGTATTCAACGTTGCTTAGTAAAGGCAATAGCGCTTCACGGCTTGGGATTATACATCTATGCGGGCGAAGACCTACCGGAAGTACAAGAAGAAATGATAACCGCTCAACAAGTCGGTGTGATTAAATTAAACATTAAAAAACTAGCTAATCTTCGGAAAGTAGACGAAGACACGATTAAAGGACATCTAAGCATCAAAGAATTAGCTGAATTAACGTTAAAGCAAGCTGAAGATGTACTAAAAAAATTAACGAATTGGGTTAAACAAGCTGAAAAAGAAATCGCTGAGGCTAAAGAAAAGATTGAAGCGGTAGAGCAAATAAACTAAGGAGTGAAAAAACCTATGTTAGATAAAAATCAATCGAAAGTCGTCCTTCCGGCGTGGGTGAGGAAGGACGCACGAAATGAAAAAGAAGTAAAAGCAAAGGCGATTAAGTACATTACTCCCGATCGCTACCCAGGGTATAAAATCATCAAAATTCAAGGCGATATAGCGGTATGCGAAAGGGAGAATGCGTGATGTTTCAAGTTCCAGTAAGACGTGGATCAATGAAGGAAATGTTAACGGCAGTTCGTGATTTAGAAGCAAGGGGTTATGACTACGTAACACCAATTAAGCGAGTATATAGAGCGGAAAAAACGTTTTATCATGAAGGTAAATTCAGAGGTAAAGATAAGGTTAGGTTTACAGGAATGGAAGATCTAGTGAGTTATGAATGTTGGATGAAGAAGGTGAACTAAATGAGTAGCAACATATTTCAACTAGAAACATTTGCAAGAAGCGGATATATGGTGCGACTCGCTTATGTTGATATAACTGAAGATTTAATTGCTGGAATTTTGTTAGGTCAAATCGTTTATTGGTACATACCTAACGAACAGGGGAAAAGTAAATTGCGAGTTAAGAAGAACGGAGAGTTTTGGTTAGCTAAAAGCCGTGAGGATTGGAAAGAAGAAATTCGCATCACACCCAAGCAATATGACAGGGCTATTAAAATCCTCATAAGTAAAGGACTAGTGGAAGTTCAAAAATTCAAATTCAATGGTGCCCCTACTAATCATATTAAGTTGAATATTTCCGAAGTTACCCAAAGGGTAAAATCCATTTTGACCTTTGGGGAAAATCCAAATCCCCCTTTGGGTGAAATGGAACTTACCGAAAGAGTTAATTCTTTAACAGAGATTACTACAGAGACTACAACAAAGATTACTACAAAAGAAAAACCTTCTCGTCACAAGTTTGAAACTTGCGACACTAACGGGGCTAAGTATCTTTTTGAAAAAATTAAGGGTAATAACCCTAAACAAAAAGAGCCTAACTTTGATTCTTGGGCTAATGACTTTAGGTTAATGCGTGAAAAGGATAATCGTGAATTACAAGAGATTAAAGATGTTATTGATTGGTGCCAAGCGGATTCATTCTGGCAAGGTAATATCTTATCTCCTAAAAAGCTACGTGAGAAATTCGATCAACTAACTATTCAAATGAATTCTAAAAAGGGAGCGAAAAACAATGCAGAGAGCAGCGGCAGCAATACCAACCGATATAGCCAAAAAGGTGAATATGACTATGGATTCTGATGTGTGTGATACACACGGCATGAATAAGATGAAGTTTGGTGGACAAGTTGTTTGCCCTCGATGCTTCCTAGAAAACGAAAGTAAGAAGCTTCAGCAGCAAGAGCAAGCAAAATACGATGCAGATAAAGCGAATGAGAAGAAATTCATGTTCCACCAACAGAGCATGATTGCTGATAGCAACATCAAGAAAGCTAATTTTGATAATTACAAACCTACTAGCGATGAAGGAGCAAAGAACCTTGAACTCGCCAAGGTCATCGTAACGGATTATCTCAATGGGAAAGTGTTTAACACGATTATGGCCGGGAATTGTGGAGCAGGGAAAACACATCTTGCTTACGCTATAGCGGATCAACTCGCAGGAGCAGGAAAGTCAGTTGTCTTTGTCACAGTTGGCGAATTACTACGGAAGATTAAAAGTACTTTCAGTAAAGATTCCACATTAACTGAAGATGCAATTATAAGGAGTTTAGTAAGAGCAGAAGTATTAATAGTCGATGATTTAGGAGCAGAGTTAGGGGCATTAGATGCGAATACAAAAGCGACAAACTTCATTAATAGGGTGTTATTCGATGTTTTCGATGGAAGGCAAGGTAAATCTACTATTTTCACAACAAACCTCACAGGGGAACGTCTAGAGGGCGCATATGATGAACGGATTGTATCGCGTATTTTCAATAATTTTAAAGCGCTGGTTTTCAAAGATACAAAGGATTACAGAAGAAAGGCATTGCCATTTTAAAAGGGGGAATTAAGATGTGTGCATGTAACGGAACGGGAGTAATTCAGAACAACATTGGAACGGGTATGTATCAATTCGCGTCATGTATTTGCGAAGCGGCGAATCAAACGCCTGAAGAGGTAGATAGAAAGCGTCATGCTGTTATGGCGGAACTAAGAGAAATTCACCAATTACAACTGGAGGGGAAATGGGATGCCAAGACTTGGAACGGGTTTGGAGAAGGAAAATTACACAATGGCATTGCAACAGGGGAAGTACATGAAGAAATCGCGTCGTAACTTATATATTGCTCTAGAAGAATTGGACCTGGTGTTTGATGAAAGCGAAGTAATTCGATTACAAGAAATGTGGAAGGAAAACAAAGGAATCCTTGAAATCGCAAAAGAGTTAGGAAGACACCAATTAGAAATCGCTGCATTGATTATAGATCAGGCTGATAAGAATAAAATCAAATCTCGTCCAATGGGGTTAGGGGCATGAAACAACTAACACTGGAGGATGTAGTAGGCAGTTTTAATTATACGGCAACAAGCACGGCTGATAGGTTCTTACAGCATAACGTCATAACGTATGAAGTTCACTTTTATGATCAGGATGAACGACAAAAAATAGACTGGTTCGATGTTGAAACGAAAGGCGAAGCATGGAGCATGACGGTGAAAGAACATGGTAAAGGTGTTCAGAAGATTAGGATAACTATTTCTAATCGTACACGAGACGAAATTATGTCACTGGATTAGGAGGGAGCAAATGGAGAAGCCAACATTAAAGGATTATGCAAAGGCTGCTGAAATTGGTGTTAATAAGAAGTATGTAGACCAACGAATGAAAGAGCTGGATTGGAGTTTAGAACGCGCTATAACGACACCAGTCGGTACGAGCTGGGAAGGAAATGAAAAGAATAAAAAATTACTGAAATTAGCTGAGAAAAATGGGGTTAGTGAATCCACCTTTTATAGACGAAAACGTAACGGCATGACGCCATACGAAGCAGCTACCACGGCAAAAGGATTCGAAAAGTACATTCCTTTAGCGGAATCGAATGGGATTAGCAATAAGACCTTTTACCAGAGAGTTAAAAGGAAGATGGATCCATACGAAGCTGCTACAAAACCAACACGTAAGTATAAGAAGATACAAATTAGCTAGGAGGCAACATGAGTGAGCAAGACAAGTTAATAGAACGGTTGATTGATAGGCATGTATTTAAATTACCGGATGGCCGTGATTTATATGAAGGGTCATGCGAGGAACTAAGACAGTTATTGAAAGGAGATGATAAGTAATGCAACCAATGGAGAATGGTGTATTCGAAATCACTAAGTTAATTAGCGAATCAAAGGGAGGTAAGTAATGAAAAAAGAAATCGTGGTGCAGGTGCAAAGTGAACTCGAAGTAATTGAAAGTGAGATTCGTAAGATGGAATATCACTTGGTTGGATTGGATAGCGAGAAGCGGAAAACAAAGCGTTCTTTGGAAGGGCTGAAGAATCGGAAAGAGGAATTGAAAGGTTATTTATAAGGGGTCGAGAAAATGAATTTAAGAGTGAAAATTAAAAGATTGAAAGATGTGGAATTACCGAAATACGCAAGGCCAGGGGATAGTGGTTTTGATCTTGTAGCAGCAGAGGACACGATTATATGGCCGGGTGAAACAAAGATTGTACACACCGGATTGGCTTTTGAGATTCCGTCAGGATATGAGATTCAGGTGAGACCGCGTAGCGGTATGACGCGTAATACAAAGTTACGAGTGGTACTTGGAACGGTGGATAGTGGATACCGTGGAGAAGTTGGAGTACTAGTCGATAACATCGAAATACCTAAAGCAGTAAACATGCAAGCTAGTGTAATTGAAAAGGGTACTCGTATTGCTCAAGGTGTCATAGCGCCAGTGGAAACAGCTAATTTCGTTGAGGTGGACGAGCTGTCTGAGAGCAAAAGAGGAAGCTGTGGCTTCGGATCAACGGGGATTAAAAAAAAGGCTCAATTCTCAAAAGGGAGAGAGTTGAGCCTGTGGATGTAATTACTAAGTTATCGGGTTGATGAAAACTAGTAATTACATAAAATCACCCTAGGGTTAGGGGGTCTAGGGTTTCAAGACTTGGTATATCTCACACGACATAATAAATAGAATAGAACGTATTGAAGATAACACATGAATGTTTCATAAATGTATCAAAAAAGTGAACAAAAAAGTTATTTTAATTGTTGCAGCCCCTTGGAGGGCGCTCCAAGGGGCTAAGAATCGAGAATATTAGACTCTTGTTAATTACATAAGAACTCCCTAAGGAGCATATAGGGAATTTTAACACTCAACTAATAATTTTTACAACTATATATTCAAATTGATATATAAACAAACTATTTATATAAAAAATGGCCCTTACTACTATGTAAGAGCCCCATGAATAAAGAAAAGGTCGTATACGACTCTATATAAGAATCATAATAATATTTTAACACCTTAATATATAGTTGTCTATACATGGTTGGTGTAGTAGAACTAACAAAATGCCATTTTATTTGAAAGGGGAATGGAGAAATGATTGAACAGGTTGAGATCGAAGGGCAGTTATCAATATTTGATATAGATGAAACAAAGAGTAAGCTGTATGAAGTCTTGGAAGCTAATGGCTATCATTACGAGATTGGGAGTTATTACCTACACAACGATTACATGGGTGAGGTCAAATACTTCTTCGTTAGAACAACTGACGACATGATCATCGACATGTGCTTGAGTCAGTTTCCAGAAGTGTTTACGGTGTATGAGGGATTCAGTGAATTGGAGATCCAGAAGATATATAAAGGGAGATTACAATAA